CCACTTTCCGCGAGTTCGGCCATGCGTTCCACGGATTGGGGGACACGTTCTGGACTGCGTTGCAGAACGCACGCGACACATGGGCGGCTGAACGCTCCGCGTTCGATGCTGTGTGGGGACAGGAGGATCGAACAAAAGATTACTTCACGAGTCGCCGTCGCAAACGCAAACGCAAGGGTGATGAAAAGGGAATGCCCACGTTCGGGCCGGAGATTGCTGGTAAGAAGGGAAAGATCATTCGCGCACTCGGGTTCAGGCCATCAGCCTTTGCGGACGATCTGCTCAAGACATTGGGTCAGCGGATCGAAGTCAACATGCTGGCGCACCGGATTGCTGCTGCGAGAACCGGGAAAGCCTGGGGAGATCCCGACTTTGACGCCTTGTTTGAAGAGCAGATTGCAGACCCTAACTCTGCGGCCAATCTAGTTGCTGTTCGCCGCACCATGCGTGGTGCATTCCAAGGCGACGAGGGTGTCATCATGCGATACGCTGGTGACGTGAGCCTTTCTATCCACGAGAACGTGGCCGGTCGCTACTTCCACCCATTTCACAAAACTCCATTGAACATTACAGACGAAGCGATCCGGCGAGCGCCGGTCCTCGGTTTACTATCAGACATCTATAGCTACCGAACACGGCAGCGAGAGAACTCCGAACACGAGGCAGAGATCGACGCGAAGGTAAAAGACGGGAAGATGACCGAGGAGGAAGCGGAAACTGAGAAGGCAAAGATATGGGAAGCGGACGGCATCACGGGCGCTTTGGCCAGACAGGTGTTTGCGCTGGGTGTTATGACTCTGCTCTACGCAACAAATGATCCGGAAGACCCGTGGCTGACCGGCGGAAAGGCCAACTGGGAGTACAAGGAAAGAGAGGCTGCATACGGCACGGGTTACGCACCGATGACGATCGGCATTGGTGACACAAGATTCAGTTATGCACGGGTCGAGCCAGCCGCGACAATCCTCGGCATCATGGCAGACGCCCACCATGGGTGGGCGAGAGGCGAAGGAATGGCGGAGACGTTGACGAAGTCGGTCTTTGGCCAGCTCACCGAAAAGACATTCCTAGAAGGCTTCTCTGACCTCGTCAACATCGGCAGAGATGTTGTGGAGGGTGGTACTCGTAAAGAAGCTCGCAAGTGGGCCACCGACTTCACGGTCAGCTGGGTTCCCAATCTGTGGAGACAAACGGCCCGGCAGTACGGCACCGATCTGGTCCCTGAAACGAGGATTTGGGGCGAAGACACAGACGATTTGAACAGAATGATGCTGAGACGCATCGGGCAGAAGTCGTTCCTGGACGGTGGCCTTCTGCCGGTACGTCCCCAATACGACAAGTGGGGATACGAGGTGAGCAAGCGACCCCGTGACATGGGGGCACTCAGCGACTTCGGATACCGAGTCCTGAAGTTCGGGCATGTACCAACCAAGGTATTCGCAACCAACAAGGCTAATGCGGCAGATCTGGCACTCTATCGCTTCAACGCCAGAAGGCCCGCAGACAAGCAGATTTACCTACTCACCCCATCTAAACGTTTCCGCCACGATGGGGAGAACTACGTGCTGACCGAGTTGCAGTGGTCAAACTATCAGAAATATGTAGGGCTGATGGCCCGCATGCAGATCAACGCTGGGGAGATAATGGATACAGAGAACCCAACTGAAGCAGGCATCGAGCGGCTAAAGAAGCTCTACTCAAAATCTGCCTCGCGTGTCCGGAGTCTTTTAAAGCGGCAGTGGCTCGATGGTCAGCCCGGGACGATAGTTGCCCTGGACGACCTGCCGACCAGCAGATAAGATCTCAAAGTCTGGGGGAGAAAACCCAGCATGGGCCGTGGACCTTTCGGCACCACACAGTCTTCGCACTGTGTTCCAAAGCAAAATAGGAGGTTGAACAAGTACGACTATCTCGGGTGCGGAGGAAATGGGACCCTTGAGCAGCTTAGGTTGTGAGGTAGTCGGGCGCTGGTAGGTTCGCAAGAACATCGGAAAGCGCCTTAGTGTCCGATCAAGCTATCCCCTACACGGGGTAGCTGCGCAAGCACGGAAAGGATGGCAGATGTCAGGGCGGTACAACGATCTCGACTTCGACTTCGCTTTTGAGCCTATGGAGCCTGAAGGAGACTCGGAACGAGTCTCTCGTCTTAGCGTGCACTGTTACGACGTTGATGTTGATGCGGGTGCCACGCCGGTAACGGCGTGGGAACTGAACTACCAGTGCGGCACCAGTCTGCACTGCTACACTATCCGCTACCGAATGACCGACCTGGGCAAAGTTGTAAAAACTTTGATCGATTGGGCCGGTGATGAAGAACTGCTATTAACAAGCGGAGACGTAGGCAGTATCATGTCCATTCTTGTTGGTTTTGTTGATGGAGCTGACAGTGGTGAAGCATCATATTGATGTATGCCCGCGTTGCGGGCATATGGGGGAAATCTCAAGAGATCCGGAAGCCATATGTGTGGTTTGCCTCGCAATGTCCAAGTCGCAATTTAACCTACGGAAGAAAAGACTGAAAAACGGATGTCTAACTACTGGGAAAGTCCGGTCCTCGATGCAATCGATGAAGCGTGGCACGTAGCTTCGACCGAGAGAGGTCGAATTGTCAGCGACCGCACTCTGCACTTTGTCTACGGAATGGTGCAGGCTTACATCGAGGTATACAAGGAAGAACCGTTTACGGTTCTTGCCGTTGAAGAGGAGTTCGACATCCCGTTCTCTCGACTCATCGAGGACATATCCCCGTCTCTGCAGGAAGTTCCAGGTGACTGGTCATGGGCCGGTAAGATAGATGCTATTGTTGAGTACGAGGACACCATCTTTGTGCTTGAACACAAGACAACCGCTTCTGCCGTTGACAACGAGGACGGCACATTTTGGTCATCAATGGAGATGTCGGGACAAGTGGCGAGCTATATGCTCGCCCTATTTGACCAAGGACTTCAGGTTGCCGGAACAATCTACGACGCTGCCCGGAAACCGGGAATTCGTCCCCGCAAACTGACAAAGTCCGAAATAGAGGGGATCGAGGATCACTGGGTGTACCAGGGTCGAGAGATTGAGATGGACAATCTCCGCGCTTCGGAGTTCATGGACACACTCGAACAACGGAACTGGCGGGAAACAGACTATCTGTATGGGATGCGAGTCTATCGCACGATGGTGCAAGATCCTGCCAAATACTTTGGTCGCCGTGTCGTTCGGAAGACCCGCAAGCAACTGGCCGAGTTCGTAGATGAAGCTGTGCAGACGGCCAAGTTCATCGAGAGTTCTCGCGAGTCGCAGAAGCACATCCGCCACCTTGGTTCCTGCTTTGCCTATAGTAAGCCCTGCCAATATATATCTCTCTGCCAGAGAGTGGACAATCCGGAGAGCAACCGTTGGTATCGTCGTTCCGAGACCAACAGCGAGCTAGCAAGCTCGCATCACAACGCCCACAACGCCCTAACCCACAGCAGGAAGGAGTGCTACCAACTTTGTCCGCGTAAACATCATTACCAGTACGATTTACAGTTAGAAAAAGAAGGGAAACCCCAGGATGGCAACCTCACAATTGGCACGCTCTTCCACGCGGGCCTCGAAGCCCACTTCCGACAATTCGTCGCTGAAGGCGACTAAAAGGCGGAGTAGGATTGGACTCGCAGACACGATCACTAAGGGCGCGAGTGTCAAAGATATCATCTGGATCTACGGTCAACCCGGCATCGGCAAGACCAGCTTCATGGCGGCGATGTCCGGAATCTTCATTATCGTGACGGCAAAGGAGCCCGGTCTCGACAAACTAATTGACCAGAATCGTGTCGGTGAAATTCCGCACACACCCCCGGTCGGAACGTGGGAGGACTTCGTATCGGTTATTACCGAACTGGTACAGGAGGATCATGACTACAGAATGGTAGGCATTGATTCCATTACTGATGTCGCCGAACTGGCGAGAGAGTACGTGGTGCGTACCGAGTACGACAGTTCTCAAGTCAAATACAGTTCGTCGTGGGGTGCTGGTGCCAGCAAGTATCGCAGTCTGCTCAACTGGATGGTCTCAAAGTTTTTTGATCTAACTCGACGCAAGAAGTCGGTTGGTCTCGTAATGACATCTGGCGCAGAAGCACAGAGACGCAACGACCCGCAAGTTGGCGAGTACCATCAGTGGCTACCGCAGGTCGAGAAGAACGCTTTTGAGATTTTGTCTAAGGCCGTGGATATGATTTTGTTCACTCGGCATGACGCTCAAATGGACCGTGACGGCAGAGCTGTGGCCGGAACAACGAGAGTGATGTATACTGAAGGCGACAACACTTTCGTGAGTAAAAATCGCCATGGTTTGCCGCGTGCAATTTCGATGGGGATAAGCGGTGAAGAGGCTCGCACCAATCTTGGCGAAGCTATCGTAGCTGCCAAAAAGTAGCGGGAGGGCGGATTTATGAGCGAATGGGTGACAGTGTCTGATCGAATTAGAGCGCTAGGAGTCCCGGCTGGCAGGAAGTTCTCGTGGGAAGCGGGCTCTGCAGTCCGCAACTTGTGGGCAAGTGAAACCGGGAGTCTGCCACCGAAGAGTCTGAGGAAAAAGACTCAGGGAGGTGGCACACATTGTTTTGCGATCTATCCGCCGGAGTGGAGTAGTGCGATTGACGAAGTAATCCTTCGGAAAGTCGCGTTAGATGGACGACAATTAAGACTTTTTTAGTTTCTAAAGGAGGAGATATCATGGCTATGTATGAGCCCGGCGTTTACAGTGGAGAAATAATTGGTGGCCCAGACTTCATGGAGATCCGTAGTGGGAAGTTCCGTGGTCGCCCAGGACTAAACTTTTACTTCCTGCCTCAGAAGTGGTTAGCCGATCCGGAGTCATCTCTGCCGATGCCCTCGGAGCGGGAAATGCCACGCATATCCATCGTCCTGTGGAGTGACGCAGACGCTGACAAGGAGAAGTTCGTCAACCAGTTAGGGCAGATCGGATTTGGCGGCGTGGACATCGCTGAGATCTGTGCCGGACACGCGAAGCGTAGTATTTCACTAGTCGGAAATGAGGTGCTCTGCCGCCGCAAGAAGGAGACGCGGAAGTTCACCAAAGAGAGCGGTGAGGTGGTCGAGTATGACCAGTGGATCCTTGAGGTGGATAGTTCATCTGGGTCTGACGTTGAAGACGATCAGATTGCAATCGTAGAGAAGCTACGAGCTTCTCTCAATCATCTGATCAAAGCCAAGTCGTTAAATGTCGACGGTGCCGCAAAGCCTGTCAAAACTTCTGTGGGTAGTAACTCCTCGCCGTTCTAGAGCGCACGGTTGAGGTGTTCCGAGCAGGGCGGGTTTGTCCTTTCCCCCGTCCTGCTCTTTTCTATTTGGGAGAATACACATGCTAATGGCCGATCATCCTGTCGGTTTGTTCAAAGACTTTTTCAGGGGCCGCGAGGGCCTCCACGCCAAGCGAGACGACGATGGTCGTTACTCGCCGGCGGACGGCGATCCGGACATTCAATCACACCTTGCTGGCGAATCTGCCGCCGGTTTCTATGTGATGCGTCCCGATAACACGGTGTACTGCACCTGTGCAGACATCGACAACCATGAAGACTCCAATCCCCAATGGGCTCAACAGACCGACAGTGTCTGCCGCTCACTGGAGAACTTCGGTGTCCCGTACGTGCGAGAGATTTCGCAGTCCGGGACTGGTTCTCATGTTTGGCTGTTCTTTGATACGCCGGTTCCCGCGTATCTAGTCCGGGCCTTTTGGAAGGTCGTTGACCGCGAGAGCCGCGTTGGTCTGCACGAGATCTACCCACGGCAGGATCGCCTGACCGGTCAGGGCCTGGGCAACCTAGTACTCTATCCATTGTGGAATGAGTCGCGGTTTGTCGATGACCAGTTCTCTGAGATCTGCCCCGACGACGCTCTTGACGGCAAGGTGGTTGAGGATGCCATCGGTTCGTTGCGGGAAGTCATCCACTCGGTAACCGGCGACGTGCCGTCCGAACCCAAGGTTCGGACCAGCCCTGACCAGTTGCCGGAACGAGTTGAGCAGATCATGTTGCCCGGCTCTCTCTTGGAGAGCCGGTGGAACGGTGACTTCTCTGGCATGGTTGACCGGTCTAGGTCTGCCCTCTGTTTTGCGATTGCTCAGATTCTGGTGCAGGCCAGGATACCTACACCAGAGATCGAACAGGCAATCACAGCTTGGTGTCTGCAGCACGATTACACTGAGCGGGGGACGCCAGAGTGGGTCCAGAGGACCGTGGCCCGCTCCTACGACGGTGTCATCCAGAAAGAGGATCTAAAGTCGGATAGCGTAGAGACGCTCCTAGCGTCCGCTAGGGGGGCTCTGCGGGATCGGATCTCCGGTCACCGCACGATATATCCTACCGGGATTGACTCTGTGGACGATTCTATCGAGGGTTGCCGTCCAGGCGAGCTGATGATTGTTGCGGCCAGACCGTCCATCGGAAAGACGGCGTTTGGTTTGCAGATGGCTGATCACGTCGCCAAGCAGGTGCCAGTGCTGCTCATCTCGGAAGAGATGAGTCGCCGGGAGATCGGTAACCGTGCCGTCCTTACTATTGTGGGTGGTGAAGACGAGACTGTGGACGGAGAGGAAGCTGACCGCCTGCTCGCGGAGCATTACGCTGCTCGTCACAACATCTACACTGTGGAGAATTGTACGACAATTGAGAGATGCGAGGAGATCATTGAGCGATACGTGAAATGTTACGATGTCAAGTTTGTGGCTCTGGACTACTTGCAGCTGCTGCGTCGTCGTAAGACGACATCACGCTACGAGGATGTGAGCGACATCTCCCGGAGACTAAAGCAGATTGTTGGGCGGTTAGATATTGCCCTACTTGCCCTCTGTCAGTTTAATCGGGCGGCGGTCGAGCGTGAGAATGGGGTGCCACAGATGAGTGACATTAGGGATTCTGGGCAGATAGAGCAGGATGCGGACTTGGTGTTGAGCTTACAGTGGTTAGACAGAAATAAGTCAGATTATAGGATTTGGTGTCATAAGCGTCGCAACGGTCCCATACGGGACCAGCTAGTTAAGACTCATTTCAACCCCGGAAGGCAACTTTTTCATGGGTAGGAGATCACGGACGAAGGGACATGCGTTTGAGCGGAAAATAGCCCGTGACTTTCGCAAGGCTGGCTATGTTGAGGCGGGTAGGCAGCTTGAGTACCAGGAGCATGAGTGCTATGGCGTGGATCTTGACCACACAGGCAAGTATCTCGTACAATGTAAGTGCAGAAAGACCTATGCTCCGGTCATGACTATCAAAGAGATTCGTGACGAAGAGTATGTTGCCAAGCACACCAGGAACACGGTGGTTCCGGTATTGGTCACCAAGGCAGACCAATTAGAGGAGATGGCTATTCTGCCGTGGAGCCACCTTCGGCAACTGATCTCTCTCGAAAAGACACATCTTGACGTGATCACCGAGCATCGTCGTACCCCAGCACCAGACCCTACACCAGAGGAGATCGCAGAAAGGGCCAAGGAGATTCGGGAAACCTGGAAGCACAAACCCCCCGAGGATGACTGAGTGGACGACTACTCGGACGACACAAAGAATTACCAGGGAGTTGGCTGGTTAAGAAGTTGGGAGAAGACCCAGGTTGGTCATGCTACAATCAACGGCGAGCCATCGCTGATTCTCCATTGTCCGCTCAAGGAAGGTTTTGATGGTGATGCGTCTGTTGACGGCATCGCCAGCGTAATACGAATTGAAGATGGTCTGCGTGGCCGCGAATACATGGAGACCCTAATACACGAATTCCTGCACGTTGTGATGCCTTCTGCCTCCGAGGACTGGGTTACCCAGTCGGCTCGTGAGTTATCGGAGCTGATCTACTCGGCTGATTGTCGGCGTAGGTCAGGGCTCTCTTAGCCTCTACATACTTCCCGATAGGTGTACTATGGCCAGACCTGTCCTGGTCATCGGCGATACGCATGCACCAGCAATGCACCGGAATTACCTATCTTTCCTCAAGAAGACCTACGAGGAGTGGGGTTGCGGTCGCGTTATTCATATTGGAGATCTCTGCGATTGGGGCGCTATCTCATTCCACGAGAAGCACCCAAGTGCCTCCTCTGCAAAAGAGGAGTATCTACAGGCCAAAAAACAGGTGGCTAAGTTGTATGAGGCATTCCCCAAGGTTGATTGGTTGCTGGGCAATCACGATTCCCTGACGGTACGTCAGGCAGGTTCGGTTGGGATATTCGAGGAACTACTGAAGGATCAGCGGGATGTCTGGGAGGTGCCCGGGTGGACGGTCCATCCGAGATTTGCGGTGATCGAGATCGGTGGCGTGTTATATTCGCATGGAGAAACGGGGAAGGGTGGGATGTTTGCAGCAGTTAAGCAGTCCAGGGATAACTTTCAACCTACGGTGACTGGGCATTTTCATGCAGAGGCTGGGATTTGGTATTCTGCTAACGACACTAGTATCGTCTGGGGGTTGAACGTAGGCACCGGAATTGACCGTGACAAGCTCGCGTTCTTCTATGGGCAGAAGTTTCCGAGAAAACCAATCCTGTCCTGCGGAGTTGTTGTCGACAGTTCGCTTGCGCACCTAATCCCAATGCCGATGAGGAAATGATGGCTGATCGAGAACGAAGAATGGATCCGTTGCAGGTCCAGCGACTAAAGGTGTTGGGGCCATGGGGAAGGCGTTGGGCTGTGCGGATGAGTAATCTGGACTATGAGGGAGCCAACTCCGTAACTGCCGAGTGCGTAGATTTCCTGGGTGGTGGTTACGCTGATCTGCTCGCCGCTAAAATGGAAGACACTGGCCTTGAGGCCAGTGTGGTGCAACAGCTTAAAGAACTCTACGACATTAAGACTGTCCGGGACTGGGCGGCTGTTTCCATGGAGGAACTCGAAGAGTTCCGCGACCTCCGCTGGATCTGTGAGGTGCACGAGATGGTACTGCTATGGATGGCTGAGCGTCTAGATTCGGCGTCTCGGGGCGATTTGACCTGACGAAGATCTGTGGTGAAATAGAGGTAACAAAGGAGGTATTTGTGGACCACTATGTAGAATTGAAGCGCGAAGTTGATGACGCTCCCGTGGAGGCGACCGCGTTCCCGGTTCCTTCAAGTTTGATTTTGATTGCGATCAAGTATGCGTTGAAGAAGGCATGGTCTCCGGAGGATCGGGACAAAATCAAAGCTGCTGTATTGAAGATTTATGACGATCTCGATTTCGACATCCCAATCATTGACGGTGTAGTTGAGGATGCGGTCGAGAGGGTTGTACGATCCTTGATTGTTGCTCTACTGGATGCTGCCTTGGGGTAACCTATGAACTCTACGATTCTAATTATCATCGGCGTGGCTGGACTGTTCTTTTGTGGCGTTGTGCGGCTCCTTCCCCAGCTAAAGGGCTTGGTAAATATGAGACAATCTGGTGACGAACATGAGGTGGTTGACGCCTATTGCGTTCTCTGCCGTTCATTGGTTGTTCGGGGCGAGGTGGAACAGGCTGAGCATCTCCGCACAAAGATCCTCCCAGCTGCCATTCAAATCGTGAGTGAGAAGTGAGAGGCGCAGTCTATACCTTCGTCGCAATCCTGGCCCTTGGTCTGGCTGGCGAGTGGGGATGGTTGGATCTGCCATTCATTCCTCAGTCTCGTTCGCTTGCCAAGCTGGTCACCAGGAAACAAGCACGGGAACTCAAGGAGTTCTACGGGGCACTCTCTGTTGTAGTTGGTGCTTCCAACGATATTGCCAGTACGGGGGATTTTCGCAACACACAGGTTTTGGCCGTCAAGATCATGCAGGAGCAGATGCCCGGCACGCTTGATGGTTTGGCGAGAATAAACAAGCCGATCAATGATCGGCTTACAGCTGCTATCGGAGTTGACGGTGAGATACCTGACGCTCCATTAACCGCAGAGATGAGATCCAAGCTCCAGAAGGCACTCGATCAGATTAGCGAGGACTTTCAGTGAATTGGGATACCAGCTACATCTTCGATGAGGACGATATTCCGGCGGCGTATGCCGCTGGAGCCGAGGGCGTGATCTATGATGTGGCAGGACACGAGGCTTTCCTCGGTCATGTCAAGGACACAGGCAACAATCCCGTGGGAGCAGAGGTCGCTAGTGATTATGCTTTTGCGGATGAATCTAAAGGGAAGTTGGTGATCCCGTTTGTGCACGTCTTGGATAAGTATCCTACTGCTTGGCCGGGTCCCGCTCAAAAACGCGGAGACTGCGTATCACATGCGGTCAGCCGCAGTTTACTTGGGGTAGTTTGCACAGAAATTATTTCTGGAATTCCTGACGAAAAGAGCGGGAAGCTCGAAGAAGCTCCTGAAGTTTCGCCGGAAGCCGAGTCACAAGCAGTGTTTAGTTCCGAGGCCCTGTATTGGTTTCGCAGAAAAAACTCAGACGGGTGGCAATCGAGTTCTGCCGCTAAGGTGGCCCTTACTAAGGCTGGTGCGGTAGTTCGCAAGCCTTACCCGGAGGTCGATCTTGACCTGACCCGTTACAGCGCACAGACTGCGGGAAAGTGGGGGTCTACGCCCCCGCCTGACGAAGTGGTAGATGCCGTGGACGATCATCTGTTTAGGACAGCAACCTCCCTCGATTCCATTGAGGAATGGCGGGACTTTCTTGGCCGGGGATTTTTCATCGCGTCTGATGGCGGAGAAGGATTTGAACGGACTCGGGACGAAAATGGCGTATCACACAGGAAGGGATCTTGGAGCCACGCGATGTGCGTATGTGGACTAGATGATCGGCCAGAGACGCACCGTCTTTACGGTTGTGCGCTATCGCTTTTCCTCAACTCGTGGGGTACTTACAATTCAGGCCCTCGCAAAATACGGGGCACAGACATCAACATCCCAGAAGGCAGCTTTTGGGCACCGGTAGATGAGTTCCGTCGCAGAGCGACGGCATTTTCTGGTGCGAACGGCTGGGCAAGGAAGTCGCTGCCCGATCTAAGTCCTGGCTTTAATTAGGAGGTTACAATGCGCGAATTGATTTGTGTTTCGGTGATTCTCGTTGGTTTCGTGGGCGGTCGAGACTCAGCCGTAAGCTCGTACATACCTACGGTGGCCACAGCAGCGGCAGCAGTTGCGGATGGTCCGCTGGTAGACATACAATTGGATCTAACAAAGAAGCCGTTAGCCTCCTGCCTCAACGGTCGGTGCGGCATTCGCCGCACTCAGGCCGTGATCAAAGCAGGAGCCACTAAGGTGCGGACTACCCGCAGACGGCTAGTGAGGTTCCGCAGATTTCGGAGACGCTAAATGTCGGGAATTATTGACCAACTAGATTCCGGCTCGTCGCTCACCTGCGGCGGATGGTGGGACGCTTATGATCCTGGCACCGTGACGATTCGGTCAGGTACTACTGATCGCGTTGATGCGATTGCCGATAAATCCGGCGACGGCTGGGATCTGATAAATGCGGACAGTACCGACACTGATCATCCTCAGCTGGTGCCTGGGGCAATACGATTCACCGAAGATGGCGATCACCATTTGGTCAACTCTTCGTTTGCTCAGGATTGGGATTCTGTGACTGTGTGCGCCTCGTTCACGTTTTCGGACGATCCGCACCATACGATCCTGATGGGGCAGGGAGTGTATGGAACCACTCCAGATTTCATGGTGATGCTGAGGTCGGACTCAAGCACACCTACAGATATGGATTGGCAGTATCGAGTTGGCGGTGGAGGCAGCAGGACGGTGAACAGTAACATCGGTGGAATTTTCACCGAAGGCGTCAAACGCGCTGTAACTTTCGTTGTTACTCCAACTGCCACGGATACCGTCCGTCTGCGGATATCTTCGCACACCTCGGCGGACGATGTTGCCGTCACTAATCTGTACGACGCGACCGTCACCGACACATCGTCCTCGGGCGGGATGCTCGGCTCCGCGATCGTGGGCAACGGGCTTTGGGTAAATGCGCACACAACGACTCACGGCGCTTATACAGCTGGCATCGATCTGCACGAGATAGCCGTGTTCGACGGGGTTTGTTCCGAGGACGAGATTGTGCGAATCGAAAACTACCTGCTCAATCATGGACCCTCTAAGTCCCCACGCCAATCCCCACCAGGGATTGGCCTGGGCCTCAAATCTACTAGGAGATAAGCAATGTCAGCAGATTCCCCATCGCCGTCGACCGATCTTGGTGCGGGCCGAATCGGGCACCTCATCGTCAATACAGCGGAGGCTGTGTTTCAGCCGCCACTCCGCAGGATCACCAATCTTTCGACATCTTCTGGAGACATCGAAATTGTCGAGGCTTCGGGGTTCGATTACAGCACAGGCGTAAACAGCCGCGCAGCGTCAGTTGTCCTGCCGGATATCCCCGCAGGCGGCAGTATTGACCACGACGTTGTGAAGATACTGAACGCCAATACCACCGTCCCGACAGGCAAGATATTCGCCCAGCAATAGGAGGAACGCCATGAAGTTGGCCAAGCTACTGCTTCTGTTCGTTGTTGCTTCCGGAACTATTGGCTTAGCGGTTGACCGCTGCCACGCCTTTAATAACTGGTGCGCGGTCCCGGCCTACTACTCGACAGGGTACTACTCAAGCTGGATCGTCTCTCCGTACATGCCATACTACGGAGCCTATGGATATTCTGCCTACAGCTACGGATATCGCTACGGTGGCTGCTGTTGCAGGCCGTATTATGGTTGGTAACGAAAAAGCCCGCAGCAATCTGGGAGGAAATGCTGCGGGCCGAGCGGCCATCCTGGCCGTGACATCCATATCGAGTAGATGATCCTCTAGGAACTATCCGGTCTTGTCAAGGGTGTACCGGCTCTTTGTCAATCTCTCCCACGAGGCGGCTCGCCACACCTCGGGGACATCAGGGTGTAATGCGTCCCGGATCACCTTCGCCGCCTCGGGTGTCGTCATTTTCAACTTCCCCTCTGTAGTCAACACCTGGGAGGCTACTTTCGTTGGCACGCAGAAGTGACCGTCCTTGGGGTGAGTTCGCGTGGACATATCAATCTCTGGCAACATGCGATTCACGTAAACGTCGTAGTTATCAAAGCCCGGTTGCTTCTCGGGCGTAGAGTCGTTCCACTGGTTGACCGCGTCAAGCCAATCCTCATCTTTGAGCCTGCGGAACAGGTTGCCAATTGCCGAGGCTGACCACCAGCATAGATATCCGGCACGTACGCGGTGCTTCTTGCCGCGAAACTTCAGTTCTGCGGCTAGCGCACTAGCGCTCCACCCATTGTGCCGTCGCCAGACTAGCCAGTGCAGTTCGCGGAGTTCTCCCGGGTGATCCCCGAAAGGTCGCTCCCCCAAGGGGAGCCCCTTTTCTGCACGTCTCTTCAGGCCAGCGATGGTTTTCTCACGGTTCAGTTCAGCTTGGTACTCGCCAAGCGATAACAGCAAGGTCATTACCAGTTTCCAGTGCGGTTGTGTAGTGTCGGGGCGACACGCCCCGGACACAATGTAAACACCTGCTCCGCCCTCTTCCAATTGGGTGAACAGCTTCAAGCCCTCTATCGTCGACCTGCTGATCCTTGTCAGGTCGTAAGCCACCAGTATGCCTTTGAACTTCAACGCAGCTACCACAGCAGCTTGGAAGCCTTGCCGGTCTTTGGTCGACCGGCCAGACTTGGCCCGGTCTTTGAAGACTCCGACCACTTTCCAGCCCTGTAGCTCACACGCCTTGCGGCAAAGGTCCTCCTGGGTTGCCAAGCTCGTATCCTTATTCGAGCCGCTAGGCGAGTATCTCGTGTAGATGATTGCGGGGGGGTTCTCGCTATTGTTCATGCTTGCCTTCCTGGTTGGGGGTGTACTAGAAATCTTCACCATGAAGCATCTGAAATGCTTCTTCCAGCCGCCCACCATAGGTGCGGCGGTCCCCCTCGCATCTCTCGACCTGCATCACTGAGTCGATCGACTTCAGGGTGGACCCGCTACAGCGGTGTTTGTTGAAGGTGATCGTTGTCGGGTTGAGCAGAGTCCCGCAGATGGGGCAGTGCCGGTACGACGTAGGCATCTCTGCATTAAGTTCGCATCGTCGGGGCATTTCAGTCCTTCAATCCTCCTAATGTCTGAGGAAAACCGTTGTGGCTATCACCACGGCTAGGAATAGGACAAGCTCAAAGTCTCCCAAGTCAGGGGTGTACGACTTTTTCATGTCTGTCCTCCTTGTGGGTATTGGCTAATTGCGTGAGTCGGCTGGTCTGTTCGGCTACCTTCCAGGCTAGTGGTTTCACGGCCTGCCTTGGACGACCGTGTTTCATCTCTAGACGCAATAGCCTGAGTTCGTCCGATGACATCTGGTACATCAAATCATGCTCCTCTAGACTCTCATGTCCATGGTTGCCTGGAATCTCTCGAATACCCCCGACAACCGCTCCACCATCGCCCTTCACCTTGCGGGTGTACTCTTCCACGTCCTTCCGATGGTTGAAGCAGGTAGGGCCGCTCTGGTTTCTGCTGTTGCGGTCTTCCGGCTTAATTCGCCCTGTCCATACAGTTACCTTATACATTGCGGTCCTCCTTTTCGGCTTTGAATTTGCAGTACGCTTTTTTCGCCTCCAGTACTCCGAGCAGGGGAACCTGGGTTTTACAGAAAGCATCAAACGCATCTTCCTCACCGGCTTTTTTCCTGCCTAATTCCCAGCCAGCTTCCCAAGCCTCTTCGGCGTCTTCAGCGGCGTCTTCAGCGGCGTCTTCCTGGCCCTTCTTGTAGCCCGAGATATATGCGCCGTTGGCGGGTTCTTTGCAGCCTTTGTCGTAGCCGATAGAATGAACTTCGTCCAAATGGTCGTTAGCCATCCCTAGCGCCTCGTCAACCTCCATCAACACGGGGGCGGTGGCAGCTGCTTCAATCACGCCATCAATCACTGCGGCATCGGTTTCTGCTATCCACCCATCAAGCGCAGGGTCTCCGGGGTCCACCTGCGAAAGCAGACCCTTCGCAATCTTTAATGCTTCCAGGAGTTGGCTGACTAACTCGTGCTGTTCAACCGGCCTGCCTGGGGGTGTAATGTCTTCCTTGCCGCTGGGATCGGTTGCCATCGTCGATCGGGCTAGGTCTGTGGGCGTGATTGGCTTGTCCATGTCGTTTCTCCAGGTAAAGGATGCCCCGCCCTCACGGGCGGGGCGGGGGGTTAGTCTCGGTAGTACTCGTGACCTGTCGAATCCGATTCTGTCGCTTCCAGGTCCTGTGCATAGTAATCCAGGAGCGGATCTAGCTTGATTACGTGAGGCGACTTCTCGCCCTCCACCTCGCTCTCCGTCCAGCTGTTGCCGCTGGCGATACATGGACCTGATCCGCTGATCAGGTTGTAGACTTTGCCGGGTTGCGGCTTGTCGTTTTGGGTTGTCATTCTCGTTTGTCCTTCCAGGGTGTAATGGGGTGTAATGTTGCCCGGGCCGGAGGCCCGGGCCCGGAGCCCCCCGGCACCGGCGGACCGGCCCGGGGAGTGGTCGGGCTCGGCTGGTCAGGTGACCGGCTCGAACCCGTAATAAAATCTCGGATCGTGCTGGAACAGCAAGCTGCCTTTGCGGCCGGTCGACCGTTCCCTGACGATCACGTACGGTGCCGCAAATTGGATTACCTCGAAGTCTTCCTGTAGTTCGGACGTGGTCCAGACCTGCCCGTGGGCAATCTCCATCCGTTCCCGGTCGGCTGCCATCACGTTGATGTTGTTCGCCATTTCCGCGCGTTGCTTGGTTGTTGCGTCCATGGTTTTTGTGTCCCTCGTTGCGTTGGTTAAATGAAAAGGAAAAGCGCCCAGACGACGGTCAAGATTGCCAACAGGCAATCGACCATCGCCGTTGTGGGCTCCGGCTGAATTCGCATCGGGTCCTCCTTGGGTGAGTGGCTGAGTGAGACGGTAGCCCCCTGCCCCGCAGGGCAGGGGGTTGGCCGTGCCACCTAAGCGGCTGCAACTAAGTTAGCGACCTGGGAATCAGTCAAGCTGTTGGCGTCACTCTTGAATCGATCCCAGCGGCTACTGTCCCAGTCGGCAAACTGGCCGGCTTGCCGGTCGATCTCAAAGTGACGGGTCGGACTGGTCGTTTGCGAGAACCGGGTAACGCCCTGCAACAAACCGAATTGGCTGTTACCGTTGTCGTTCATCATTTCCCCCTCAAACTGCCAAGCCCGGCGAATTTCTGCGGCTTCGATTTTGTCGAACTTCAAATCTTTGGCCAGCTGCGCGACGAAGTGAGATGATCGCCTTAGTGTCCGATATCGCCCGTAGCTGGTTTCCCGCTCTCGCAGAATTTGCATACGAGCCATTGCCGCATCCATGCCATCGGTGACGATTGGCAACTGCTCCTGCAGGTTAACCGCGATTGCATCGCGGAACTGGGCCAGATCGAATGCGCCCCGGTGGACCTGTTTGATCTGCTGACCCTTCTGCAGATCCCAGATCAGGCCGTTCATGCAGATCGCCCGGAACAGTCCCGGTGCGCCCGTTGCTCGGCGGTTGCCGATCTCAGAATTGCCGAGATTGATCAACCCGCCGTATTCACTGTCCTGGTCTTGGCGGATCGTATCCGCCAACAGGATATTGCCCTGCAGGGTATCAGCATCACAGCGCCAATGGCTCAGGATCGCATCGGTACGACCGGCGGACGTTAACAGCTGCCGATACTGATCCAAAAACCAGAGGTTGCTAACCGGTCGGTACTGCATACTCAACACGGCACGCATAGTGCCATCTCTCCAGCATCGAATCAGACGGGGCTTTCGCTGGTCGGTCCTATCGTCCCGCCAGACTGAATTGCTGAGAACTTTTAGGATCGTT